CACAAAAGATGCAAATGAAACGTGAAGGTCTGTCCGATAAAGGTGTTTGGACGGCCAAGAAACGTTACATTCTGAATGTTTACAACAACGAAGGTGTTCAATATGCCGAACCTAAGATTAAAGTCATGGGTTTGGAAATGATTAAATCTTCTACACCATCGGCAATCCGTGAAAAGATGTGGGAAGCCGTTAAGTTGATGATGACTGGTACCGAATCTGAAATTCAACAGTTTATTGCCGATTTTAGAAATGAGTTTGGTAAACTGCCGCCGGAAGAAATATCTTTCCCACGTGGTTTGAACGGACTCGCCACATATTCCGATAGTGTTACACTATATAAAAAAGGAACACCTATTCATGTGAGAGGTGCCATTCTATATAACCACAATCTCAAACAGTTTGAGTTAACGAAGAAATATCCACTTATTCAAGAGGGTGAAAAGTTAAAATTTACCTATTTGAAAATGCCAAATCCTTTCAAGTCCGATGTGATTTCATATCCATCTAGATTGCCACCAGAATTTAATCTTGACAAATATATCGATTATGATGTACAATTCGAAAAGGCGTTCTTGGAACCAATTAAGGTTATTTTGGATTGTATTGGTTGGTCCGCAGAAAAGACAAACTCGCTTGAAGATTTTTTTAATTGAAGGAACATTATGAGCATCCTAGACAAAATCAAAAAGAATAGTTCTATTAAAGATTCTGCTATTCTATCTAAATCAAAATTCTTTACCGATAAAGATATGATTCCCACGGCAGTACCAGCAGTCAACATTGCGTTGTCTGGTCGCCTTGATGGTGGTCTAACACCAGGTCTTACAATGTGGGCAGGCCCATCCAAACATTTTAAGACTGCATTCTCACTATTGATGGCCAAATCTTATATGGACAAATACGAAGATGCAGCACTTTTATTTTATGATTCTGAGTTTGGCACTCCTCAGTCATATTTCGACTCGTTCGGGATTGATACGGATCGGGTTCTTCACACTCCTATTACTGACATTGAACAGCTGAAGTTTGATATTATGAATCAACTCACTCAGTTAGAGAGGGGTGAACATTTGATTATTGTAGTTGATTCTATCGGTAATCTCGCATCTAAAAAAGAAGTTGAAGATGCATTGGATCAAAAATCAGTTGCAGATATGAGCCGTGCAAAGCAAGTCAAATCTTTGTTCCGCATGGTAACGCCTCACCTATCACTCAAAGACATTCCAATGATTGTTGTCAATCACACATACAAAGAAATTGGTATGTTCCCCAAAGACATTGTTGGTGGTGGCACAGGTTCTTACTACTCAGCCGACAACATCTTTATTCTTGGTCGCCAGCAAGAAAAAGATGGTACAGAAATTACTGGTTATAATTTTATTATTAATGTGGAGAAATCTAGATATGTCAAAGAAAAATCAAAAATTCCTGTTTCTGTATCTTTTGATGGTGGCATTAGCCGTTGGTCAGGCCTACTTGATGTTGCGTTGGAATCCGGACATGTCATCAAACCCTCAAACGGGTGGTATAGCAAAGTGGATGTTTCCACCGGTGAAGTAGAAGAAAAGAAATACCGTGAGAAAGACACAAACACATCCGATTTTTGGGATTCATTATTGAAAGATGAAGGTTTCAAAGCCTTCGTTGAAAGTAAATATCGTGTCGCTAACGTTGATATTCTACAAGAGGAAACAACATGATAGAAGGTGAAGATTTCTGTTATATCTTTCCAAAAGAAGATTCGACAACAGTAAATATAAAATTTCTACAGGGTCCATACAAAGATACCATATTCAAATATGGTAAGGTCAAATTTAAGGAAGAAAATGACCAGGTCTATTTACTTTTTGCATATGATGTGTTAGAATCTCCTGTAATGAAACCTTCAAAACTAGAGAAGGATGATACGTTTAAAAATTATATCGGTGATTTATTGGTAGAAATCATGTCATCGAATATTGAACAGGAAATTGTTGATGAAACTAGAACAAACGATTCTCAAGAATCTAATTTACAATGACGAATACCTACGTAAAGTACTACCTTTCATTAAAGCAGAGTATTTTACGGATAGGACCGATAGAACAATCTTCAATGAAATTTCCGAATTCGTACAATCTTACAATTCTACACCAACGATTGAAGCGATTGAATTGGCCGTCAAAGAAAGGCGAAATCTATCAGATGAAGAAGTGGAGAAGTGCGAAACTTGTCTACAAGAGATTGTTAAACATAAACAGGAAGAATCCAAGATTGAATGGTTGGTTGACAAGACCGAAAAATTCTGTCAAGAGAAGGCCATATACAATGCAGTATTGGGGTCTATTTCCATCCTCGACGGCAAAGATAAAACCCAAGATAAAGGGTCCATACCTAAGTTACTTTCCGATGCACTATCTGTAAGTTTTGATGCGTCTGTTGGCCATGATTATTTGGAGAATAGTGATGAACGGTATGAATTCTATCACAAAAAAGAAGAACGAATTCCTTTCGACCTTGAGTATTTCAATAAGATTACAAAAGGTGGCCTTCCTTCTAAAACTCTTAATATTGCCTTGGCTGGCACTGGTGTTGGTAAGTCTTTATTCATGTGTCATGTTGCCTCTAGTTGTATGGTACAAGGCAAAAATGTCCTGTATATTACTATGGAAATGGCTGAAGAAAAGATTGCAGAAAGAATAGATGCGAACTTATTGAATGTGACTGTTGATGACCTTATCAATTTACCTAAAGATTTGTATGACAAAAAGATAGAAAAACTCCGGGCCAAAACTGTAGGCAAACTTATTATCAAGGAATATCCAACAGCTTCGGCGTCCGTAACACATTTTAGGACACTGTTAAATGAACTCAATCTCAAGAAAAGCTTTGTTCCTGATATTATCTTTGTGGATTACCTCAATATTTGTTGTAGTTCTCGCATTAAAGCCGGAGCTAATGTCAACTCTTATACCTACGTCAAGGCTATTGCCGAAGAATTGCGAGGTCTTGCCGTTGAATTCGGAGTCCCAATTGTTTCTGCTACGCAAACTACTAGAAGCGGATTTACTTCATCCGACCCAGGTTTGGAGGACACAAGTGAGTCTTTTGGTTTGCCAGCAACCGCTGACCTGATGTTCGCCTTGATTTCTTCTGAACAGTTGGAAGAACTTGGTCAAATCATGGTTAAACAATTGAAGAATCGTTATTCTGATCCAACCATGTATAAAAGATTTACTGTAGGCATCGATAGAGCTAAAATGCGTTTATTCGATATTGAACAATCTGCACAAGATGGATTGGCAGATGCTGGCGTAACTTCGCCACCAGATAAACCACTTAACACATTTGGTAATAGAGAAATGAAAAAGAAATTTGATGGATTTAAAGTATGAGTTTAACATTTGATGAAGCTCAACATTGTGCAAAAGTATTTAAAGATTATTTTGGTGGGTTCAATCGTGTAGATGATTACATGAGAGACCAGAAGATGGCCTCTCTTTCGGAAATTCCATCAAATCCATTATTTCCCCTAGAAGATGATTTGTTTCAGGATTTCTCTATGCATCCAAATGATATGGATTTTGATGTATGTGAGATTCCCATTGAACAATGGGAAAATTTATTGAACATTACCAGCTCTCACATCAACATTGCACCTGTTGGTCGCCAAGTTCGATTGGCTGTATTTGAAAAGAATACTAAAAAGATTGTTGGCTTTCTCCGTCTTGGTTCTCCTGTCATAAACATGAAACCAAGAAATGAAATGCTGGGTCAAGTGTTTACGCAAAAACCTGAATGGGGAAAAAGATTTAATGATTCGGCAATGATGGGTTTTGTTATCGTGCCAGCGCAACCTTTTGGTTACAATTATCTCGGTGGAAAGTTACTTGCAGGTATTTGTACCTCACACCACGTGCGTGAGATTGTAAACAAGAAATACAATATGAATTTATGTCTGTTTGAAACTACCAGTCTTTATGGTTCATCTAAAACAGTATCTCAGTATGACGGCATGAAACCTTTTATTAGATTCAAAGGTTTAACTGATAGTGATTTCATTCCTATGATGCACGGCAAACCATATGAAAATTTGCGTGATTATGTTGAAAGTCGCATTGGTGAAATCGTGGATCCAGATTCTTCAAGTAAGAAACTCAAGATTACCATGAGAATTATTGCCATGACTAAAAGCGCATTAAAGAGTGATAAAGTCGCTTTAGACGCATTTAATGATACAATAAAGAACGCCAAAGACCTAACCGAACAGAAACGGTATTACATTTCAGACTATGGATTTAAAAACATGGTCGACTATGTAAATTGCAAAACTGACAAACTGGTACCGGGTGAAAACTACGAAAAACATGAACTTGAGAATATAATCAAGTGGTGGAAAAACAAGGCTTCAAACAGATTTGAAAACTTAAAGAATGAAAATAAAATCAGAACGGAACTTGAAGTTTGGACTTCCGGAAAGCACATTGATATAATAAGATAAATATTCTTATTTGAGGTCATAAATGGCTGACACACTTAATGCCACGGAATTTTTCAAACTTCCAAACAAGTCTAGACCTGACCGAAAGGCTGTATTCTTAGACAAATATAAAAATCAAAAACCTTTCGAAGTTAAGGGTAGTGCCAGACTTGTTGTTTTTCTTCCAGAACCGGCAGTGTTATCCAAAATCTCAGACCTACAACCTGGTGATAAAGTTCAATTTGAAAATATCCGTTTAAAGGGCCTAGACGGAAAATATTACAAAATGAACCAACTCAAAAAGACAAAAGAGTTTGGTGGCGGTGGTGGTTCTGGCGCCGGCGCAGAATTGACCGAGTTCACAGAATCTGGTCAATGTTATGTTTGTTCAGTTGTATATAATATATTACAAAGGCCGATTGCGTGGGAAGATTTAACTTATGAAAATCTAAAAGAAGGTGCCAAGTATGTTGACACAGGCAAAACCTCGTTGGATCAAATTATCGAAAAGTCTCCTCCTGAATGGGTGCAATCTTATGTGAAAACGGCAAATATTATGTACGCAAACTATCAAATGAAACCTGGAAAAAAGGTACAATTTCACAGAGATTCCAGATTTATGAATAAAATCTATGAATATAAATCATTGACACAGAAAAAAGATAAAGAAAGTGAAACGCCTCAAGCACCAGGTACGTTTGCAAATGATAAATGGAATCCAGGTGATATATGGATGACAACTCTTGATTCTGTACCTGAATTACCCACAGATAGTTGGATGTCACTAAATTCTGAAATCTACAGATTGGCTCAAGAAAGAGTCATGTTGGGTGTTTCACTTAAAAAGATTATAAGAACACCAAAAATTGATGAATATAATTCACCAAAAAATTCCAAACAAAGATATAACTTTCAAAACTTTAGATTGAGTGCTGCAGCAAGAGGAAAAGGAACACCGTTCTTTGATTCGATTGATATGTACATGACTATTTCTGGTCAAGAAGTTCAATTTCGAGCAACAAGTGGTTCTGCATCTTGGCAAGGAGAAATTAAAGGTGCTACTGCTGCAGGCGGAAAAATCGGTGGCGGTAATGTTAATTTCTTTTTGAAAAAATATACTGGCAGAGAATTGTTTAATAAATCCGAAAGTGAGATTACAAACTATGCCAAAACGACAAACGAAACTTTTTGGAAAGATTTCTACACTCTTTATACTAGATGGTTTAATCACAACAAATTGAATCCTAGTTTAGGTGATAATCCCGTTCCCTATGATTCATTCAAACAATTGGCAACAGATAAAACTAAAGACCCGTCTGGTGGACAAGCCTACCTATTCTCAAAGTACATGAATATGAAGTTCTTGGACATTTTCTTGAGTGCTGGTGATACTGCACAACAAAATATTGTTTCAGACCTTTTCCTTTACGGAGCTTCTAGTACGGATCAAAGTTCTTTCTTCATTAAAGTATACGAATAAAATTGAGGTTATATTATGAGTGCAACTGTGATTATACCAACAACCGGTACACCAGAATTAAATGGTGCTGTTGGTAGTGTTTTAAAACAAACAACCGAAACAAAATGTTACGTGATTGCCGATGGCGTACAATCACATTCCAAAACAAGAATTATTACCGACAATTTTCTGGAAAGAAAAAATCTGGAAAGATGTTTTTTGCCACTTAATGTTGGTGCAAATGGTTTTTATGGCCATCGTGTGTATGCCGCTTTCACACACTTAATTGATACCGATTATGTACTTTACCTGGATCAAGACTGTTGGTTCGACAACGACCATGTACAGTCTTGCATTGAAACGATAGAAAAAAACAACCTGGATTGGTCCTACTCTCTCCGCAAGGTTTGTGACAAACAAGGCAACTTCATTTGCAATGATGATTGTGAGTCTTTAGGTAAGTGGCAATCTTATCATGGAATTAATCATATAGACACAAATTGTTATTGCATTAAAACTGAAGTTGCGATAAAATTAGCTTCTGTTTGGCATGGAGGTTGGGGACAAGATAGAGTGTTTTTATCGGTTCTTGCTCAACATTTTCCAAAATTTGATTGTACAAGAAAATACACCGTGAACTATCGAGTGGATGGAAATGCTGGATCAGTAAATTCAGAATTCTTTTTGAATGGAAATAAATTAATGAAACAAAAATATAATGGAGAATTCCCATGGCAAAAAATTTAATTATTGGTGGATTCACCAATTATGTTATCAATCAACTTAAACCCTGGGTAATTTCGGCAAAAGAAGTTGCTGGAGAAAATGATGTTGTTTTGATTACTGGTCAAACAACTCAAGAAACGGTTGATTGGTTAAAAGAACAAAATGTCATAGTTATTCCCATGAAGCAAGTTGAAGGAATTCCTGTTCATGTATTGCGTTTTCTTTCTATCTATGAATACCTAAGACACAATTGGGCCAGTTATCGCTTTGTGGTGACAACTGATGTAAAGGATGTTTATTTTCAAAGTGATCCTTTTGAACAATTGGAAAGACTAATATCTCCAGGTTCAACAACCAAATTGGTAATTGCATCAGAAGGTTTGAAATATAAAGACGAACCTTGGGGAGATGACAATCTCAAACAGGCATATGGTCCATATGTTTATGAACAATTCAAAAATAACACCATCTACAATGTAGGCACTTTTGGTGGTGTTTCTGAATATGTAAAAGACATGGTGTTCAACATCTTTACCAATGCAACCAATCGTCCAATTCCCATCTGTGACCAAGCTGTATTCAATGTCTTAATCAATACACAACCATTCAAAGATGTTTGTGTTCCGACGAATAATTGGGCATGTGAAGCGGGAACTGTTGCTGATCCATCCAAGATTGAATATTTCAGACCAAATTTACTATGTTATGAACCTGTGTTTGAAAATGGTACCGTAGTGACACAGGATCGTTATGTGTTTCCGATTGTTCACCAATATGACCGTGTTCCTGAATGGAAGAAGTTTGTTCAAGAAAAATATGGACAAGAAAGTACCGAACAATATTTTGTGTACAATACAATTTAAGGATTATAAAATGAATGATGAAATATCTATATTGATTAAACTTGTCACAAATGATTCGGATGTTGAAACACTCCGGGTTATTAGAAATACTTGTAGAACTTTTATGACAAGACAGATATATGAAATTGATACACAAAACCAGCAAATCTGGTGGCAAAAATTGGACAAGTCTACAAACTTTCCATACTTGTTATATAAAGCAGAATTTGGTGTGATTATCTACCCGATTGGTTATGGTTACGTCAGATTTGAGAATGGTGAAATATTATTAACTGGAGGATTAATTCCTGAAGAACGTGGTAAAGGTTACGGCAAAAAGTTATTTGAACTAATGATTAATTCAAGTAAGAGATATAATGTACCAATCAAATTAGAAGTTCTTAATTCAAATACAAATGCGTTTGAAATGTATAAGAAAATAGGCTTTACTGTCATTTCAAAAGATGACAAAATAACAAAAATGGAGTATCATTATGATTCAGTTATTTAAAGTTAAAATGTCAAATGATGCACCAAGTTTGTTGAGTGAGGTGCTTTTATCGGGTTTTATTGGCCAAGGTCCAAAAGTTGAAGAATTTGAAGATGCTTTACAGAAACAATTGAAAAGTGTGCGTAGACCAGTTACTGTAAATTCTTGTACACATGCAATTGATCTTGCATTGGCACTACTTGATGTGGGTCCTGGTGATGAAATTATTGCTACACCACAAACTTGTTTTGCTTCACAGATTGGCGCCATGCACCGTCATGCCAAAATCAGATGGACAGATATTGATCCAATTACGGGTCTGATGGATACAAACACAGTTGAAAAATTAATTACCAAAAAAACAAAAGCAATCATTGCTGTCAATTGGGCCGGCCGTGTCTGTGATTACAAAAAATTAAAATCGTTTGGTGTTCCTGTAATTGAGGATGCCGCACATACTTGGGATGTAGATGTACCAATTACAACAGAACGTGGCGACTATATCTGTTACAGTTTTCAAGCAATCAAATATTTGACAAGTGGTGATGGGGGCGCATTGATTTGCCCCACAGAAGAAAAAGAAAATGAGGCCAAAATTTTAAGATGGTTTGGTTTAGATAGAACGAAAGGAGAATCTTTCCGTTGTTCACAAAACATAACCAGAGCCGGTTACAAATATCACATGAATGATATTAACGCAACTATCGGATTAGCTAATATTGCACCTGCGTTAGAGTCTGTTATAAAACAGAAACAGAACACACAATACATTATAGATAATGTAAAGAATAAAAATCTGATACTTCCAAAGTATGATAATGAATGTTCATTCTGGTTATTCAGTATGCATGTATTAAATAATAGAAAACAAGAATTTATTGATTATTTGGCTAAGAATGAGATTTCTTCAAGTCCAGTGCATTTTAGAAATGATTTATATGATAGTACGATACATTTTAAAGAGGAAGATTTGCCTGGAGTATCATCATTTCACGATACACAAGTTTGTATTCCTAATGGTTGGTGGTTATCTGATGATGACTTAAATAGAGTAATTACTACATTAAATAATTTTAAATGAAAATTGCACTTTGTTTTTCTGGTCAAACCAGATCATTTGAAAAAGGTTACGAATATTATAAACGTAATCTTTTGGATCACCACGATGTTGATGTATACATACACTCTTGGATACCAGCCAATTCAGAAATAGTTAAACTATACAATCCTGTTTCTTTTTCCTTTTCAACTCCTCTGGTTGAAGATGTAAACAGCAAATATACAAACACACCAAACCCACAAAAATATCCTCCAAACAATACATACAGTATGTTGTACTCATTGTACATGGTGAGTAAAATGATAAAAACAAAATATGATTGGGTGATAAAATCTAGAACAGACTATGCTTTGAATGTAAATATTCCTTTTGAAGAATTAAATTCAAATTTTTTGTATATTCCGAATTGTCGAATGGTGCCAGAAAGAGATTTTGGCAACGACCAATTTGCTTTCAGCTCGCAGAGTAATATGGACAAATACATGAAAACCTTTTTGTATATTGATGAATATTACAAAGCCGGAAATCAATTTATAGGCGAAGATATGATGAGAGCCAATTTACACAAACATGGCCTTCATGGTGAAAAATTAGTATATGTTAATATGAATAATCCTTTTCCTCCTGGACCACATAACGGCACTTGGCATTCATTAATTCGTGATGACTATAATCAATGGAAAAAATAATCAAAGAATTAAATGGACATTCAGGATCAAAAGTTTACTTAAAAGAAATTGATGGCCAATATTGTGTTGAAAAAATAGGAAACACAAAAAGGAATTTGGAAAGAATAACTGCCTTATGGGAACAAGGTTATAGTATTCCTAAAATATATTCGGTTGGTGATGACACATTAACTATGGAGTACATACATGGATTGGACATGAAAACATATCTGATTCACAACAATATAAATTATCTGTACAATTTTATTAGTAAAACAATAGATGATTTCTCCAAAGATTCCGCAATAAAAGATTATACAGAAATATATCACAAAAAAATTTCTTGGTTGGATGATTGTGATTTTTTACCATTCACCAAAGAACAGTTAATATCCAAATTGCCAAAGAGATTACCCAAATCAACCTATCACGGCGATTTTACTTTAGAAAATCTTATACATACGAATACTGGTTTTGTTATGATTGATGCGGTAACCATAGAGTATGACTCTTATGTGTTTGATATCGCAAAGTTGAGACAAGACGTTGAGTGTAAATGGTTTCTAAGAAGTTCTGATGTAAAGTTAGATACAAAACTGGAAATAATAAATTCGAAATTGAAAAAAGATTACAAACAATATTTTGATGATAATCTTTTAATATTGATGTTATTGAGAGTGTTACAACACTGCAAAATAGGTGACAGTAACCACAAATTTTTAATGAAAGAAATTTACAGATTATGGAAATAATTGTACCCGCAGCTGGACTTTCTACCAGATTTCCAAACATGAAACCCAAATATCTACTATATGATTATAAGGGTGATATGATGTTAATGAACGCTTTGAAAACCTTCAGACAAAAAGGATTCAGAATTCATCTGGGTATTTTGAAAGAACACCAGGAAAAATATAATGTTATTGAACAGATACAACATGAATGGCATGACAATATCAATTATGTAATCATCGATAAGCCCACAAGAGGTCCTGCGGACACAGTATATCAAATTATCAAGGCGGCCGGCATACACACCTCCGAAATCTTCATCAAGGATTGTGATAGTTTCTTTGAACATGAGATTACCAAAGATGACAATTATGTTTGCGTTTCAAGAATTTCACAGCATGAAATACTAAAAAAACTTGCATCAAAGAGCTTTACAATTGCTAACGAAAATGGTATAATAACGGATATCGTTGAGAAAGAAGTGGTATCTGATACTTTCTGTGTTGGTGGTTATAAGTTTTCAACAGCCATGATGTACAAAAAGGCCTTTGAAGAATTGAACACAGATAGAGAGGTATTTGTTTCCGATGTGATTGGTCGTTGCATCAACAGTATGCAAATCTTTACCAACAAATATGTAACTGATTATGTTGATGTTGGTACCGCACAAGACTGGTTTGAATACAATGACAAGCCTGTAATTTTTTGTGACATTGATGGTACAATCATCGAAGCGCAATCCAGACTTGACCTGGAAGCCAAAAGAGAACCTGTGGTATTAGAAAACAATGTGAATAGATTGCTTCAGTTACAGGAGACCGGCGCACAATTCATATTCACTACAGCAAGAGAAAACGAATACACTTCTTTAACCAGAGAAATGTTATATAAGTTAGGGTTCAAAAGTTTCAATTTAATTTGTGGTTTACAGAACTCAAAACGTATTATAATCAATGACTACAACGAAGCAAATCCATATCCAAGAGCGGTTGCAATCAATCTTTATAGAAATGATGACAGACTACAGGACTTTTTATGATTATACCAGATAAAAATTTGTTCATTGTTTCTTCAGCAATAAAACCATCCATTGGAATATATTCTTTTGAGGAAAGGTTTAGTCAAACCGTACAGTCACTAAAATCAGTAAGAGAAAAAGTTCCAAATGCTATAATTGTATCAGCTGATGTATCACTTGTTCCTTTGACACAAATGGAAAAAGATATAATTTATAACTATTCTGATGTTTTTATTGATTTATCGCAAGAACACAACACAAAAACTTTTTCCGAAAGAGGAATGAAAAGTCATGCTGAAAACGCTTTGTTGTTTGCCACTTTATTGACTTTGAGACATAACCATGAATTAAGTAAGATGTTATCTTCCGTTAAAAGAATCTTTAAATTTGGTGGTCGAACTGAATTGCAAGATACTTTTGATATTAAAGAATATGATAATCTTTTTGGAAAATTTGTATTTAAAAAAAGAATACCAACTTGGATGCATCCGCCAATTACTTCCAATCTGTTGATTACAAGAATGTTTTCTTTTTGTCCTTCTTTGTACGACACATATTTAAATGTTATTCAGAAAAACTTCACAGTATTAGATAGTTTAGATACTGAACACGCACACTTCTTGAACATTCCAAAAGAACATTTGGTCGAATTTGACACGCTTCATTGTTGGGGTCGAATCGCTGTAACAGGTCAAATCGAACATTATTGACACTATATATCAATCCCAAAATTTAAAAATTTTATTGGTCTATATTTAAAACTTGTATAAATACCTTTTGGCAACCAAAGTGTGTTGCATATCAGAGGATTTTAATGAAATCGTTTCGAAGTTATTTAATTGAACAGGAAGATCCTGAAGAGGGTGCCAGCCGTCAGATTAAACATTTGACGCACGCTGAAGATCGTCCATTGCAAAACGGAGAAAAAGGTGCTGGCAGAGCACTAAAGATATTGGCTGCAGCTGCCGAACACATCAAACAAGGCAAGAAAACCTCAGAACTAACCACAAAATATGATGGTTCTCCAGCAATTGTATATGGTCACCACCCTGAAACGGGCAAATTCTTTGTAGCGTCCAAATCGGCATTTAATAAGACACCAAAGATTAATTATACCGAGAAAGACATTGAAAAGAATCATGGCCATGCGCCAGGCCTGGTAAAGAAACTAAAAGACGCACTGAAACACCTACCAAAAGTTGCACCAAAAGAAGGTGTATATCAGGGTGATATGATGTTCTCACAAGAGGACAAACACAAAACAAAAGATGGTACGTCTTTTCATCCAAACCCATCTGGACTCACATATACTGCACATGGCACACATAAATCTGCCGTAGACAAAGCCAAAATTGGTGTCGTTACACATCTATCATATAAGGGTAAAGATGCCAAAAGTTTGAATGCAAACCACGAAGTTGACCATGAAAATTTTGGTAAACATTCAGATGTTTTCTCGGTTGACCCTAGAATGGACACATCTAAGGTACATTTCAGTCCACAACAACAAAAAGAATTCAGTAAACACCTATCTGCTGCTCAATCTGTACATGATACGCATGGTGATGACATGTATGCAGGAACAAAGATACATCAGGGTATCGGTGGCCACTTAGAAACCTATATGAATCACACGGTCAGAACAGGTGAACAACCAAATCACCAAAATTTTAAGAACTGGCTGGAAACCAAGAAGAATAAAGAAATCGACAAACTAAAAGTCGAAAAGAATAAGACAGCTAAGCAATCCGAACTGAAAGGTGAGTTAGACAAGATTGAACGTAATAAGAAACATTACAATAATCTATTCAAAATGCATGGTCACTTACAAGCTGCAAAGAATACATTGATTGATGTTATGAATCAACATCAAGAATTTCAACACACACATGGTGGTGAAAATGCTAACCCTGAAGGTTATGTTTTTCATCATTCCGGTGATTCCGACAAATTTGTTAACCGCCAAGAGTTTTCTCGTAGAAATTTTGCGGGAATAAGAAACATATGAAAAAGTTTTTAGAAAAGATTCAAGAGGATTTACAGACACACACGCCTGTGGTGATGGCTTTTGGCCGCATGAATCCTCCAACAATTGGACATGAAAAGTTGGTCAACCGAGTAAAAGAAATTGCTCAAGACTATCATGCTCCACACCACATTATATTGTCACATTCCATGGATGCGAAAAAGAATCCGTTGGATGTGGCAGCTAAAATTAAGCACGCAAAAAGATTTTTTCCAAATACCAACATCATTTCTTCCAGTAAAGACAAACCAACGTTTTTACAACATGCAGCTGCATTACACCAGGCTGGACACGATCATCTAATTATGGTTGCCGGATCGGATAGAATACCTGAATACGAACAAAAACTGCATCAGTATAACGGTGAAGGTCCAGGAAAACTATTTAATTTCAAAAAGATTGAAGTTAAATCTGCTGGCCAGCGTGATCCTGATGCCGAAGGTGCAGAAGGAATGTCAGCATCCAAGATGCGTGAACATGCCAAAAATAATGACCTTGCCTCTTTTAGACAAGGTGTTCCATCTCATGTACCAGAAAAACATGCAAAAGAATTATTTCGTGATGTGCGCCGTGGCATGGGTATCAATGAACAAAATGAACGTGGTATGTTCAAAGCAATTTTCATAACTGGTGGACCAGGTTCTGGTAAAGATGTAATTTTACGTGAAGCAATTGCTGAATCCAAAATGGTAGAAATTAACCTGTCACAAGCTTTCGAATACTTGGCAGACAAAAAGAAACTCTCTGAAAAAACAAACGATTATCGTAGAGAGTCAATCAGAAAACGTGGTCCACTCATCATAAATGGTCCAGCAGACTGCAACGAAGATATATTATATGTGAAAGAAGAACTGGAAGAACTTGGATATAAAACATCCATGGTTTTTGTGAGTACCACAAATGAAGTCAGTCAGGAAAGAAACCAGAAACTTTCCAAAATGATTGCCGAATCTGTTAGAAATGACAAGTGGAAATTATCACAAAAATACAAAACTGATTACTCATCAATGTTTGAAGAATTCATGGTCGTAGATAATTCAAAGAACCTACAAGATATCGAAGAAGAAATTACCGAGACATATAAAAAATTAAATTCTTTTATTGATTCAACAGAAAAAACTGACACTGCAATGTTATGGTTAGAAAACCATGGTATGCTAAATATAAATGATTCTATTCAATCTTTATTTAAGGAAGAAAAAAATGATAAAGTGGTTTCTAGATTTATTCAAAGGTTCCAAGAAAGTCGAGGATCAAAAACATCCCCTAGACTTCACAAGTCGGACAGCAATGGTCGAGCCATCGGCCCAAGTGATATCCCAGCCGATAACCGAGCCTCAGACCCCAACAGTGACAACATCAAGTGGGACGCCAACAAGCGCCGTGGAGGTTACACCTTCAGAACCTACACAGAAGCCGAAGAAACCACGAACAAAAAAACAAACTTCAGCAAAGACAAAGAAAAAGTAAAGAAAAACAGATTTTCCGATAGTCCAACCGTAAATCAAAGAATGAGAAACGTTACATCTATCGGACCCGAATTTGATACTCGCCAACAGGGAACAGTATACCCAATGTCAGGCCTCGGCGATGTAACATATAGAGAATCGAAGAATTTTTTATCTTTTAGAAATTCACTAAAAGAATCATTTATGGATCCAGGCGACAACGAAATGGGTGTTGGTGGTGTTTTGAATGGTGCAACAAATAAAGAGCCAATTCAAAATCCAAAAGATAACATTGGTATAACAATTTTAAAGAAGAAGAAAAAGAAATGAAATCATTCTTAGATTTTTCCAAAGAACGTGAAAACGATGAGTTGAAAAGACAAATCGATCATTACACAGAAATGGCCGAAAAACAACAAGAGAGAGCGGAAGCCGCACTGATGATGGGTGACCGTGATGGTTACGCATTATTTATGGCAAAAGTCAATCATCTAAAGACTCAATGTGAAAATCTAAAGGGTATGAAAGAAGAAGTTGAACAGATTGATGAAATGGACAAATCTCAACCATCAAGTGACCGTGGGGGTGAAAGTTCAGGTGATCCATATGCCAAAGGTGATAAATCTAAACCGGTGAAAACCAAAAATTTTACTGACAAAGCCGGCAAAATATTAAGCCAGGCAATGAACAAAGCTTACAAAAAAAATGTAAAAGAAGAAGTTGAATTGGATGAATCCACACCAGCTTGGCAACGCAAAGAAGGCAAGTCAGAATCTGGCGGCCTAAACAAAAAAGGCATTGCATCCTATCGTAGAGAAAATCCAGGTTCAAAATTATCGATGGCTGTCACAACCAAACCATCAAAGTTAAAACCAGGTTCAAAAGCTGCCAATCGTCGCAAATCTTTTTGCGCTAGAATGAGCGGCATGAAAAAACGCTTGACCTCTGCAAAAACTGCTAGAGATCCAGATTCTAGAATTAACAAATCACTACGCAAGTGGAATTGCTGAACGGAGAAAAAAAATGATAAACTTAAAAGCAAAAGATTCTGTCGCTGACGCAGTAAAAGACATCCTTCAACAGGAAGCTTTAAAAGGTCAACAACATCAAATCGATAAAAACAAAAACAAAAAAATTGATGCTCAAGATTTTGCCATCTTGCGTGGTGAAAAGAAACCTGAGGTCAAAAAAGAAGAAGTTGAACAAATCGATGAATTGAAAAAGTCAACTGTCAAGTCATATCTTAGTAAGAAAATGGCTAGCCTGCCGGGTAAAAATCCAAAGAAAGACCAAGAAAGTATGATGAAAGCTCATCACCGTGTGACTGGTGTTAAGCCAACATCAGAAGAAGTTGAACTAGACGAAGGCACAATGACCCATATCACTCTTGGTAAAAAAGTAAAGAATGATGAAGGTGGCCACAACCAAGATGTTCATTACAAAGGTAAAAAAATAGGTTCTATCGACTCCTATAAACACAGAACCGGTTTACGTTATGGTGGCAAACATGATGCGACCGGTGATATGGATGCAGGTTCTAGAAGTCCGGAAGAAGCAGTTGATTTTGTTAGAAGTTCCCATGCTGAACATTTAAAAAGTATGAAAGAAGATACTGAACTGAATGAACGTGAAATGACCGCAGGCGAAACTGCTGAAAAAGAGCGTATTGTTAAAGGTATGAAAAAGAGTCTTTCCGGTTTCAAAGCACGTTATGGTGAAAAAGCCAAAAACGTCATGTATGCTACCGCTACAAAACAGGCCATGAAAGAGGAAGAACGGGTTGACGAAGCTAATTCTCCTTTTGATTGGAAAAAACCACGTGAACCTGAAGTAAAAGGTGGAGCTGGTTTTAAACCTGGTCGTGCTTATGGCGGCGCAGCACAAAAGTCTAAACCAGAACAGGAAGATGAAAAAGCCGAAAAAAAAAAGTAAATGAGGCTAAAAGGCCAGAGTCTGACGATGTACCTTTTGCTGGACCATACAACACAACATCTTCTCCAGCAAATGTTGTTGATAAATCAGGTGCAACACATACACCTATGTCAAGAGTAAAACATCTGGCCAAAATGGCAATGAAAAAAGTTAACAAAGACTTGGGCAAGAAATAACATGGACAAAAAAATAGAACGATTAAAAGCTATTTTGAAAAAGGGTTATACCGAAAGACCAACTTTTGGTACTGACCCTAGAGATCCTTGGTCTACAAGATATAATATCAATGAAAGTGCATCACTCGATAAGTATTTGAAATCTAGAGGAATAAACCCTCAATTTGTATCAAAAGACACAAAAGTTGCTCATTCAAAATCTTTGGCTTTTTTGGCTTGGCAAAAAGCCCATCAAAATGAAGAAGTGCAAGTTGAAGGTATGATGACAAAACATACTCCAACAGAAAAAAGAGCACATCAATTGAAAAGAGCTGTTCATTATGGTACTGAGGTTAGAACGAACGGCGGCCTCCACGGAAAAGAATTGCACTCAGAAGAAGTGGAAGATACAATAACTTTTGATATACCACTTTTAATTCGTATGTTGGAATACGCACGTGAAGATGCCAAGACCGACATGGACCTACACAAAGTAGTCAAAAAACTTATTGGTATCCGTGACAAAGGTACGTTGACTATGGACGATTATACATTTGTCACAAAAATCAAAGAAGAATTTGAAATCACCGAGCAAGATTGTAAATGTAAAGATAAAAAAGAATGGGAAAAAGTTGCTCAATCGAGATCAGAAATTTGGCGCAGAAAAAGATTAAAAATTGATGAAGATTTGCGTCAATGGTTCAGCAAGTCACATCCAGAAGGTGGTTGGAAAAGAATCAATTCAAAAGGTGAAGCTATTGGACCTTGTGCTAGAGAGCCAGGCGAACCAAAACCAAAATGTATGTCAAATGAGAAACGTGCTCAACTGAGTAAAAAGGAACGTGCTGCTGCAGTTGCAGCCAAACGTAAACATGATCCGGTGGCCGATAGATCGGGTAAAGGTGGTAAACCAGTTAATGTTTCGAATTACGGAAAAGGAAAACTTGGAGAAGCTGCCACACCAGCACAACAAGCTGCAATTGCAATCGCTATGAAAAAAGCTGGCAAAAAACCAAAGAACGAAGAAGTTGTCGATGAAGCTTGTTGGGATACACACAAACAAGTGGGTATGAAAAAGAAGGGCAATCGAATGGTTCCTGATTGTGTTCCAAAAAATGAAGAAGTGGAATTGATTGATGAAAAGAATTCACCAACCAATCCGAAATTGTGGTCACGTGCAAAAGCAATGGCTCGTTCTAAGTTTGATGTTTATCCATCAGCATATGCAAATGGTTGGGCATCAAAATGGTATAAATCTAAAGGTGGCGGTTGGAAAACCGTTAAAGAGGATAAGTATCAAGACCCATATGCAGCTACACAAACAGTAGGTTCTGAAGTTGATACAGATTCAATGCCTAAACGTTCAAAAGAATTATCTAAATCCGCCAGAATCATTAAATCAATTTATAAGAAAAAGGGTGTTAAAGAGGATTTATACGACCACGAAAAAGAAAGTAAGTCGGTTGCTGGACCAGGAAAAAAACCAAAAATGAGCACATCCATAAAAGCTGCTTTTGGAGATTCTGAACCTCAAGCGGCCGCAGTACTTTCCGGTGGAAAAACACTCACTGGTGGAAACAGGGACACAATTGAAATTGACCCTTTGATGCGTAAACCAAAACCAGCAAAACAATAAAAGATAAATATTACAATAACCCATAGGTTAAAGGAGAAAAACATGTCATCTTGGGGAAATAACGATAATGCTGCCAATGCACCATATTGGGCAGTAAATTCTACAATAGTAAATGCAGCAGGAGTAAAAGCCGTAGCTGCAGCACCTACAGCAGCCAATGTGGCATTGCTGTATGCAAACACAACAGCTGATGCGTATACTGTTGGAGAAACCATTGGTTTGTTCGCAGTTGATACACAAGAAGCTTCAACGTCAAATAGAGTACATGCCGGCTGGGTATTAAGAACCACGGGTTCTGGTGGCCGTGCAAATCGTGTACAAGAAGAAGTTTTGGTTGCCTTGAGTGGTATGAGTGCTGACAATTCCGACGGAGATGCACAAACTTATGCTAACGTTTCTATTACATTGTCTGGTCCATCAAGCGGATCTGTTTTGGCCAATGCAACATACTATGCAAACGTGGTTTCCTTCTCTGTAACACCAACATTAGATGGAAATACAGCAGCAACATTGACATATCAGTGGCAATACGACAATGGTGGTACATGGGCAAATATTCCAGCGAATACTACCCCAATTAGATGGTCTGGCGCAACAACCTCTACATTGCAAGCTCGTCCTGGAACGACAGCAAACAATGGAACAGTATTGCGTGTTGTCGTAACAGCAGCAGACCAAGGCGTAACAGCAACTTCTGCAAACGCAACATTGACCGTTGCATAATAAAAGGGGCTTCGGCCCCTCTTAAATATGTTTGAGAATTTGAATGAGGATAATTTTATAATGTATGCAATGAAGTGTTATACTTCACCACATTGTATATTATCCGAATTCGAAAGTGATATAAAAAGAACCAAGTATTTGAAAAGACTTTTTCGTAGATATAAATCATCGAGAACTTTAAAAGAAAGATTAGTTTTAAATCATATCATTTTATTGAACAATGTTTTTGGTCCAGAAGCTACGTCCAGAATATTGTTCTATAAAATTGATGAACGTGATTATGATGTATTGAAAACATTTTTATCATACTTAAATATTGCACCTGATGTGGTGTACGGTATTAACGGAAAAAACATTGATGTTGCAAGAATTCCTTTAGACATGAATGTTGTAAAAATTTTATTAAAGATATGAAAACTTTCAAAGATTTTGTTAAAGAAGATGGCATGGCCGCTGCGCCCACAAATTCTGTATCAGGTGTTGCAGGATCTGGCGACACACGTTTGCCACAAAATCAAAGAGAGCCTGGTGTAAGTAAAAAAAGAAATCCTGTTATGATGAATGTGAGAAGAAAACCTCCAAAGACGTAAAATGTGGATTTTAAAGTGGCTGCCTGATTGGATTTTCTATGCAACCCTACTAATAGGTTTAGCAGGGTTCTTTGCCACATATCTACTAAAATTCATACCAATCCCCGCAATTTACATTTATAAAACACCGATACAAATTGTATCTTTAATTTTAATTGTTGTTGGTGTTTATATGTCAGGCGCAATTTCAAATGAAGAAGCGTGGCAGAACAGAGTAAAAGAATTAGAAGTAAAACTTGCTGCGGCCGAAGCAGAAGGTGCAAAAGAATCTGTAAAAATTGTTGAGAAGGTTGTTACACAACAAAAAGTGATAAAAGAAAAAGGTCAAGAAGTAATCAAATATGTTGACCGTGAAGTCGTAAAATATGACACTAAGTTTTTACCTGGTGGTGAGTGTGAGATACCAAAAGAATTTTTAAAAGCGATTAACGAAGCAGCCAAAGCACCTGAGGGTGGAGTTTGGGGTCTGGAGAAAAAGAAATGAAATATCTTGTTGTCTTGATTGCATTCTTTCTAACAGGTTGTGCTACCGTTTCTGTTCCAGTTAAAGCTAAATTTCCGGTAATGCCGGAGACATTATTGGTTAAATGTCCACAATTAGAACAAACGCCAGAAAATGCGAAATTGAGTGATATAAGTAAAGTGGTTGCAGTTAATTATACAACTTACTATGATTGTGCAGTGAAACATGATGCTATCGTTGAATGGTACAAAATTCAGAAAACAATTTATGAAAGTGTAAAATAATGGAACTCACTAAAGAACAATTAAAACAACTATTGCCAAAAAATCCATATGTTGATTATTGGTACAATGCTTTATCAAAGTTGTTACCAGAATATAAAATCGATACACCAAAACGTATTGCGGCATTCATTGCACAGTGTTCACATGAATCTGGTGGTTTCATGGTTTTGCAAGAAAATTTAAATTACAGACCACAAACGTTAAGAAAGATATTTCCAAAATATTTTCCCACAGATGAATTAGCAAATCAATATTGTTCAAGACCAAACAAACAAGAAGCAATTGCAAACCTTGTTTATGGAAATCGTATGGGTAATGGTGATGAGGCTTCGGGCGATGGTTACCGTTATCGTGGTCGTGGACTTATTCAATTGACAGGAAGAGATAATTATGCTTTTTTTGCCGGCTCACTTGGTATTTCTGTTGAAGAAGCGGCAGAATATATGGCCACATTTGAAGGTGCGGCACAGTCTGCATGTTGGTTCTGGGAAACAAATAATTTAAATCAATGGGCCGATAAAGGTGACATTCTAACATTAACAAAGCGCATCAATGGCGGCACCATTGGTCTTGAAGATCGTATTAAACATTATGAACATGCTCTACACGTACTAGGAGCATAACATGGTTAACGACAGAAAACTTTTTGTCATACTATTGATTCTTCTTGCATTACCTGTTGGTCTTGCTTTCTTTGGTAGCGACAGATTTCGTTATCCATGTCAAGACCCCGCAAATTGGGAAAAAGACATATGCAAGTTTCCCAAATGCGATGTGACAAGAACTTGTCCAGAACATGTTTTTAAAGGTCAGCGTGATCCAAGATTAGGTCCACCACCAACAAGAATAGAACCTATAGGACAAACACCAGCACCAGCGGCTTGTCCAACACCTACACAAGGAGCTAATTGTGGAAAATAATACATTCATTTATACAGAAGAACAGTTGATGGCTCGACTGAAATTCTTCATTGGTGTTTGCCTTGCGCTCACACTTACAGGAATCGTTTTCGTTGTTCTATATTCAATCATCTTTGTCACTCAGCCACTCAATGCAATTTCTCCAATTGACCAGAAATTCTTTGAGTTGATTATTCCTATTGCCACATTCTTGACTGGTACACTATCTGGTATTATGTTGTCAGGTGCCAAAAAGGAAGATCAAGAAGCAATGCTTGCTGCAAACAAACAAGCACAGGAAAACTTTGCTGAAACAAAGAAGGCTATGACTGCTCCGCCTCCAGCACAGAGACTTGAGCCGGCATTCAATGCTCCTATTGGCGGTACTGTAACGACCACCACGCAAGTTATTACTGGTTATGGTGGAAAGTTAGCCCCTCCTCCTGCACCACAACCAGAAATTTAAATGTTAAATAACTTATTAAACGATAGTATTGATGGTTCATTGAGTAGTAAAAGAGTAATAACTTTCTTTGCTTTTTTGCTTTGTGCGACAGCTTTCATCTCAAATTTATTTTGGGGTTTTGAAATCAAACAATTTATGTATGATAGTATGATTTATTTGACAATGGTTGGCCTTGGTGTTACCGTAGCTGAGAAATTCTCACCACTAAATAAAAAATCAGATTCAAAAAAGGGGTTACTATGAAAAAGATTCTAATTTCCATGATGGTTGTTCTTTCATCTATTGCTTTCACCAGCGCTCATGCTGAAGGTGAAACAAAAAAAGTTTGTGTAGATGTTAAAGATAAAGAAGGTAAACCAGTTAAAGATGCTAAAGGCAATGTCAAGCAAAATTGCAAAGAGATGAAACAGCACAAGAAACTGGAAGGCACCAAAGTTCCAGAAAAGAAATAATATAAGTCATGGCAACCACCACAGAAAGAATTGGTATCGTTGAAACTAAGGTAGAAAATCTTAGTGAAAAGGTCGATGAATTAAAAGTTGGCGTTAAAGACATGCACGATTGTCTTGACAGGACACGTGATGAATTAAAAGATCAACTTCAAGTGATGTATGATGCATCTTGTGCTCAACATGCCGAATTAGCCAAAAAAATAGGATCATTGGAAAAAATCCGTGAAAAAACCATGTGGATGGTTGCCGGCGCCGTGGCCGCTGCCGGTATATTTTCAGGTCACCTGGATAAGTTGCTTGCATTCTTTTTGTAATTAGTATATAATTGAGTTTCTTGTAAACTTTAATTTTTTGTTATGTCTGTTTTCATTGATAGGACTTTTTTGCTTCGGGTTTCTCCGAAGCTTTCCAAATTCTCACAGAAGAAAGAGGACCTCTACAATTTTAGGTGTCCTCTCTGTGGCGATTCACATAAAAATAAAACCAAAGCACGTGGTTATATTTACCGCAAAAAGAACGATTACTTTTATCGTTGCCACAATTGCGGCGCATCCACATCGTTCTATAATTTCCTGGAAAAAGTTGATTCGAACTTAATCAAGGAATATGCACTTGAGCGTTATAAAAACGGCGAACAAGGCCGGGTTGATAATTATGCCAAACCCACATTTGAAGAATTCGTTACACCCACACCAGTATTTAAAAAGAAACTGAATCTTCCCAGTATAGATTCTTTGCCTGATAACCATTTTGCAAAAACTTATGTTGTAGGCAGAAAAATTCCAGAAAAGTTTTTAAGTGAATTATATTATGCTGAGGATTTCAAATCTTTTGTGGAAGAATTGGGTATTGAAAAGGATGGTCTGAAAGAAAACGATCAACGTTTGGTTATTCCTTTCTATGACCAAAAAAAGAATTTGGTAGCCTTTCAGGGTAGAGCTCTTGGTGAGTCAAAATTGAGATACATAACCGTAAAGGTTGATGAGAATAATCATAAGATATTTGGCCTCGATAGAGTTAACATGGATGAAACTGTTTATGTTTTGGAAGGTCCAATTGACTCTATGTTTTTGGAAAACTGTATCGCTACAGCAGATTCGAATTTAATAGCTGCATCCAAACACCTTAACAAAGATAAAATTGTTTTGGTTTATGATAATGAACCAAGAAATAAAGAGCTTCACAAACAAATTGATTTGGCTATTGAACAACACTACCAAGTTGTCATTTGGCCGGAAATGATTGAAGAAAAAGATATAAATGAAATGGTTCTTGCTGGCTTTACTTCCGAAGAACTTTCTGATATAATCGAAAAGAACACTTTTGTTAATCTGAGAGCAAAAATGGAATTTATTAATTGGAAAAAAACTTAATGGAGTTATTATGAATGTAAAATTGATTAACTATTCTCAAGGTCCGTTTGAGAATATTTTAGGTGTAGATGTTCCTTCCAAAAAATCACTTTTGGATCAGATTGCATACTGCGCTAGAGTGTCAAACCCCTCCAACCAAAACAACACGGACACATCAGAAAAACTGGTTCGATATCTGACTAAGAACCAGCATTGGTCTCCGTTGGAGATGGTTTCCGTCTGTCTAGAAATTGAAACAACCCGTGATATTGCAAGACAGATTTTGCGACACCGTTCGTTTAGTTTCCAAGAGTTTAGTCAACGATATGCTGATCCAACCAAAGACTTGGATTTCGTAACACGTGAAGCTAGATTGCAAGACACAAAGAATCGACAGAATAGTATTGAAGTAGATAATAATTTATTGCAGAATGATTGGTACCGTGCTCAACAACGTGTAATTTATGCAGCACAAAGAGAGTATGCTTGGGCCATTGAAAATGGAATCGCAAAGGAACAAGCTCGTGCTGTTTTACCAGAAGGCATTATGGGTTCTAGATTGTATATGAATGGAACTGTTCGGTCATGGGTACA